GCAGTAGAAGCATCAAGTATTTGTTTTTCTACTAATGCTTCAAAAATTTGCAGACCTTTAAAGAAATCTTGTTCACATGTAGCATATAATTTAATAATTAAATTTCTAGTATCACCTACTAATTTGGAAAGTAATTTATTATCAAGTTTAGGATTAATAACAATTAATTTTTTATTGGGATCTTGTGGATCTTTAATAAAGACAAATAATTGATCAATAATTCCCAGTAATGCTTTTTGATTAGTTTCAGTATTAGCCATCATAGACTGTACATTTTCAGCATATTGTTTAAATAATTTTTCCTTCAATGTTCCTTTATAAGATTTTCTAAAATATCCATTGGGTTTACTACATGGACCAGCTTTATTATAGTTTCGAAGGGGAATATCACCAAATTTTTTAATAGAGGATGGCATTTTTTTCTCTCCTGTAAAAAGAGTATAAAATGATTGTAGATCTTTATTATATTGTGTTAACATTTCAGCAGACATAGTGGTAAATTTACCAGTATTATAATCATATACATCATAATATAACATTTCTAATTCAGGAATACCAGGTTCTTTTGATAATAATTTGATAGAACCATCAGCATTAGTATTCAAGTCACAAAATTGAGATTGGAATTCTACAATATTGTTGGTTGGTGTTTTAAGCCCATCTAAAGGACTTTTATCTTTCATAAGAGCATTTATTCTAGAACTACAAAGATTTACTTTAGAAATAGTAGGTTGAACATCCTTTGGAATTTGATTTCTATGTTCATAATCAACAGAAACAGAGGAACCGAATTTATCTTTCCATGTATAAACAGGATTAATAGTGTGGGCAATAGCATTGAAAATATGAAAAATTTGTACATAATATTTAGCAATAGCAATACACATTCTTTTTTTTCGTAAATCACTTTTAATATCCATTTTTCCAAGATTTTCTTTATTAAAATAAGCAATTTTTTCTGCAGTCATTTCATTTTTTTCAATTTCACCTTCCATTCTCTGTTTGAGGAATTCAATATCTTGTTGTGTCAAATACCTTTGGATAACATCAGAAGTTAAAATAACTAAATTTTTACAATATTGTGGATCAGTTAAGTTTTTTAAATCTTGAAAATTACTGGTCAATATATAATTGGCAGCAAGATAGTCAATAGTAGATGATAATGTTTTTTGTTTTGGCATATCTGGTGTAGATTGATTAGCTCCCATATATTTTAGGTAAATATTAAATAAAATTGAATTAAAAACAAATTAACAAAATATTCAGTATTATAATGACGGAACGACTTACAAAGAAAAAGAAATCCAATAAATCTAAAAAGGAATTATGGAGTCAAATAGAGAATAATTTTAAAAATGAAAAACCAATAGAATGCTTATTTAGAGTAGAAGGTCAAAGAGAGAATTGCGATTTATGTAAATCAAGTGTCCGATTAACTGAAGATGGATTTTTAGCATGTTGTAATCCTAAATGTAGTATAATTTATAAAGATATGATTGATCAATCAGCAGAATGGCGCTATTATGGAGCTGAAGATTCAAATAACAATGATCCAACAAGATGTGGTATGCCTGTAAATCCTCTATTAAAAGAATCTTCATATGGATGTAAGGTCATATGTAGTGGAGCAACTTCATATGAAATGAGAAAAATAAGACGATATACAGAATGGCAGTCGATGCCATATAAAGAAAAGTCTCAATATGATGAATTTCAGCGTATTACTATTATAGCTCACAATGCAGGAATACCAAAAATAATTATAGATGAGGCGTTAAGATATCATAAGAAGATATCAGAACATAAGACCTTTAGAGGTTTAAATAGAGATGGTATAATTGCTGCATCTATCTATATTGCATGTAGAACAAATGATTGTCCAAGAACAGCGAAAGAAATAGCAACAATATTTACACTAGATAATACTAGTGCAACAAAAGGTTGTAAAAATGCAACAACAATATTAAATGAAATAGAAAGTGAAATGACAAATAAAGACAAAACATCTTTGTGTAGAACAAAACCAGAAGATTTTATTGAAAGATATTGTAGTAAATTAAATATAAATCAAGAATTAACAAAATGTTGTAAATTTATTGCTTTGAGGATTCAAAAGAATAATATGATACCTGAAAATACACCACATAGTATAGCAGCAGGAATAGTATATTTTATAGCTCAAATATGTAAATTGAATATATCAAAGAAGGATGTAAATAAAGTAAGTGAAATAAGTGAGGTGACAATAAATAAATGTTACAAAAAATTAGAAGGGATACAAGAAAAGCTAGTACCAAAAGCAATAAAAGATAAATATATATAAATATTTAAAGATATATAAATAAAAATATATATAATGGTAAATGTATTATTTTTAGGTGTGGTAAAAAATGTTGAGTCGGTTATAAAAAATAATATTAATAAAGTATTTTTTTTAATGAATAAATTTGGGAAATCAAAATTAGTGATTTATGAAAATAATTCGACAGATAATACAAAAACTATATTGAAAGAATTTTCGGAAGATGAAAGAATAGTATGTATTATGGAAGATTTTACAGATAAACAAATAAAAGAAAATAGTGAAATTTGGACATATACTAAGATTACAGGATCAGATCATTCATGTAGAATAGAACAAATATCTAATGCCAGAAATAAGGTAGTAGATGAAATAAATAAGAGTAAATACGATGAATATGATGTAGTGGTATGGATAGATATGGATTTGTTAGATTTTCATTTTGAAAATTTAGAAAGTTTTATTGAAGAAGTAAAAAATGATGAAAAATTAGTATTAACAGGAAATTCACCAAAATATTATGATTATTATGCATTAAGAGTAAATCAAGAAATAAATAATGGTAATACAAATAGAATATTAGGACCAGAAATAGTAGGTGAAAATTTTTGGCAAAATATATATAGAGATGAAATGTTTGTAACACAAAGACAGTTAGTAGCATCGGCATTTAATGGAGTAGGAATATATCATAAAAATGTATTTAAGAATCACAGATATAATTATATAGTAGATGAATTTGTAGAAAAATATTATTTGGCATTATTAAAAGAGAATAAAAATTTATTAAGGTATTTTGATTTTATATCTAGTGACTGTCCGAAATTTCCAGGAGGAAAAAAAAATGAAGAAAATAAAATATTTTGGAAAAATAATTCGGGATATGATAAACCAGTTGTATGTGAACATGTTGCTTTACATGCTAGTTTAAATTTAGAAAATTATAAAATATATATAGAACCCAAATTAATGGTTCGCCGTTAATATTTTATAAAAATATTATAGTGTTAATAATATGGTTCCGAAATTAATTTTTATAGTCCCATATAGAGATAGGAAAGAACATAAATTATTTTTTATGAAATACATGGAATATATTTTAGAAGATTATAATAAAGAAGATTATAAGATAATATTTTCACATCAATTTGATTTTAGACCATTTAATAGAGGTGCAATGAAAAATATAGGTTTTTTGGCAATGAAGAAAAAATATCCGAATGATTATAAGAACATAACATTTATATTTCATGATGTTGATACAATGCCATATAAAAAAGATTTACTGAATTATGAAACATCAGAAGGAATAATAAAACATTTTTATGGATATGAGTTTGCATTAGGAGGTATATTTTCTATAAAAGGGAAAGATTTTGAGCAAATAAATGGGTTTCCAAATATGTGGGGATGGTCAATGGAAGATAATATCATTCAACAACGGGCATTAAAACATGGTTTAAAAATTGATAGAAATAATTTTTTCAAATTAGGATCGAGAGCAATATTACAATTTACCGATGGAATAAATAAAATAATAAACAAGAAAGAAATAGCAAATTTTTTGAATAATGATTATCCACATGGATTAAATTCAATAAATAATCTGAGATTTGAAGAAACAGGTGAATTTATTAATGTAAAAAATTTTACAACAGAAACAGATGCAAATACTCAAAAATATGAAACTCATGATATATCGAAAGAAGGATCTAATAAAATAAGATTAACAAAAGAAGAGAGAAATGGAGAAAATAATATAGCAATAGGAGGATTTAAAAATATGGGTACACTTTTTAAAAGAAGATAATTTTAATATAAAAACATAATTTTATATTAACATAATGAATATCGATAAGATCTTTATCATAAATCTGGAACATAGGGGAGATAGAAAAAAGAAAATACTAAGTGAATTACAAAGAGTTGGATTAAATAATTATGAAATATTTAAAGCTATAAAACCAACTGAAGAAATGATAAATCAATGGAATCCTAATTTTTTAAATCCTATTCCAGATTGGTTTAAAAGAACTGGTGGAGACGAAAATAAATACAAGATAGGGGCATTGGGATGTATGTTAAGTCATTTGGAAATAATAAAGTTATGTATAGAGAGAAAATATGAAAATGTATTAATATTGGAAGATGATACAGAATTTCAAATAGGGAATGGAATAAGATTTGATCAGGTAATAAGTATAATGAAAAATCAATTTGATAATCTGAATTTTGGTTTATTATATTTGGCTGGTAATCATAGAGGAGCACAATTACAAAAAAAAAGTGATAATATAAATAGAGTAAAAGGAACATTGACAACTGGTAGTTATATAATAAACAAAACAGCAATGAAATATATAGTTAAAAATATGGCAAATTATCCAAGAGAGATTGATGTATTTTATTCTACAGTAATTCAAAATCAGTTTCCATGTTATTGTGTACATCCACATATTACAAAACAAGGGGATGGATATAGTGATATAGTTCAAAAAAATGTATCTTATAAATTAAATATTTAAATATATAAATTTATAAAAAATATAAACCAAATGGATAGAAATTACAATGGTATAGTAATAATTATATATTCATGTAAAAAGTATAATAGAAAATCTAAGTTATTATATACATTATTAAAAGTGTCATTAAAAGATATAAAAATTCATATATTAAATGGAGATGAAAATCTTGATAGAGAATATTTATTAAAAGATGAAATTATTTATGTGAAATGTAAAGATAACTATGATAGTTTGTACTTAAAAACTCAAAAATTATTTAAAGAAATAATAAATATTTATCCGAAAGTAAAAGGTGTGTTAAAAATAGATGATGATATTATTCCAAATAATATTTTTTTACAGAATACAATAACTTATCTTTTAAATAGTTCAATAAATTATTGTGGAAAAATTAGTATTGTAAATCCTGGATATAATATAGTAACTCATCATATTGAAAAATGTGAAGAATTAGCAAATAAAAAACCTTTACAACTACCTCCTTGTACATATTGTAGTGGTCCATGTTATTATATTTCTAGTAAGGCAATAGAGTATATGAATGCTAATATTAAACTATTTTTTAGTGAAGATTTAATGGTAGGGTTAACATTAGGTAAGACGCCGTTATTCCAACCATTAGTATTTCCTTTATATTACAATGAAAAATCATACAAATGGATAACAAATATACAAAATTATAAAGATAATACACAACACGACTATTTAACATTTATAAGACTTCATGGGGGATTAGGAAATCAAATATTTCAAGTAGCTTGTGGAATT